CATTTGAGGCCATTCTCCGGACGTTTCCACATCGCGCCAAAGCTTCGAGAGCAGCTTGGCTTGCTTCACGTCGAATATGTGCTGCCGCAACTTGCCGTCGAAATCCACCAGGCAGCGGCCGAAGCGGTTCATGCGATCGGCGAATAGATCGCCCGACTCGACGGCACGCGCCGGCGCGGCGATAATCGCCAGGGCGAGCGCGGCGCGGCGCGTCATCGTCATACGCCGAATGTCATCTTGATCGGGACATTGAAGCTCTGCACCGTTCCGGACGAAGACGACGGAGACGCTGCGCTGGCGGCGCTGGAAGCCGTCTGCAACGTGCCCGCCTGCTTCATCTGCGCCAGCACGGCTTCAATAATCGCAGTGATCTCGGTGTCGGTGGGCGGCACCACGGGGGCGACTCCCGATGCTGAGAGGGGATCGAGGAGCGCTTTGATCCCGCCGAGGACCCAGGACAATTTCGATTGGCCCGATAGCGGCTTGCTGAAAATGGTTTCGGCACGACCGATCAGGCTGGACACGAGCGGGCCGAGGGTGCCGACCGCGAATTGCACGGCGGTGAGGACTACGGGGATTGCGGCAACTGCCATTTAATCTGCTCCTTGTTTCGTCTCTCGCATCTTCTTGTCGGCGCATGGCGTACATGCCGGCCGCGGCGTGCCGATCAAACTCGGGTAAACGGTATCGGCCGGCTTCCCACAGAACTGGCACCGCCTCAGCGTGTTCGGCTTGTCGCTGCAGCACCCCATCGCTATCCCTGCGTTTCAAGCACTGCCGTAAACCGCCATAAGGACGAGCCGACCGTAATGTCGATCGAGAAGACGTCGTTGTACGCGACCGGCAGCGGCGAGGTGGTCAGGTTCGTAAACTGGAATACCGTATCCGCGGCCGTGTTGGCCGGGATGGTGGGGTCCGCCAGAAAGATATCGGACGGGTCATTCGCCAGGCCGGTGGCAAGCAGCGGAGCCTGATTGATGCGGAACGTCAACGCCACTGACGGGTCCGAGGCCTGGATAACGACCGTTACCACGTTCGCGCTTGCAGCCCGCGGCGCCGGAAGCATCGGCCCGACGTTGGTTCCTGTCGCTCCGCTGTTCATGATGAACCCGACGACTACCGTTGGGCCGCCCGGCCCGTTCTGGAAATAGAGATTCCAGGGCTGCGTCATGTTGCCCTGCGCGTCGAACATCGGCGTGCGGAGAGGCGCCAGGCGGTAGGTGGGTTGGGTACCGAGGGCCATTTATTCCCCGCCTGGCTCGCCGTCCATAAATGCGTTCGTAATCGAGATCGGAGCCGTCGCGCTGATGATCGTAATCCTCGGCACGATATCCCAGGCCCAGCCCAGGCGTCTCCAGCGCAGGCGCGTGGAGTAGCCTGATACGTTGGGAGCGTTCGCGTTCACGGCTGCAACCGCTGTCAGCGATTGCGGGTTGACGAAGGTGTGGCCGTGATCTTTCGAATAATCGAAGGTGACCGTCACGTCGTCTTCCCCGAGGTCCATTTCCAACTGAAACAGGCTATAGAAGAAGCGCTGGTTGTCGCCCGCCACATGGGGGCAAGCCCGCTGCCGGTAAATCGCGTGGCCGTTATCTGAGGGCGTGCTCAGCGATTGAATGTAGATGTTCCCGGAGGCGTGGTCTCCCACAAAGTGCGCGCCAGAGATTGCGGGTGCCGATCCGTGCCCATACAAATCTCCGTAGGCGTGGCATCGTTGCAGCTGCCGGTGCAGGACGGTTCCGTCCCAATAGCCGCGCCTGTGCCACTGGGGAATGCCGGTCTGCTGCCAAGCCGTGAAATCGAATACCCATGTGGCATCTCCCGAGGGGAAATGCAGCACCCAGAACTCGTGCCCTTCGTCGGTTTCCGTGTAGCCGATGGCGTCCTCGACCGTTGGATACGTTCTCCAGGTCTGCTCGATCGCGTGCGTCGATATGCGCTGCGGGATCAATCCCTGACAGTAAACTGCCTGGACGTCGCCGCGGCTGGTGGCGAAAGCCATCCACGCAATGCCATTGATGCTCAACCGAACCGGCGAGAACTGCGCAGCCAGGCCGTAATGGATTACACCGCCGGCTTGCAGCCTTTGAAACGGGAAATTGGCAGCCCCTACGTCCTGCCAGATCTCGGTGGATTCCAGATCCCCGAAAATCCACAGCAGCTCGTGGTCGGCAAGCATAGCCAGGATGTGGTCTGGATACGCTTCTTTGTCGGCTTCGTCGCTGGGGTTGCAACTGGTGAAATCGTCGATGCCGGTGATGTACCATTGGTTGGACTGCGGCGCCGCGAAGATCCCATAGGTATCCAGATAAGCAGCGGTGCCGGCCGCAACCTGGCCGCCGGTTTCTTCGGTGCCATGGCCGCCGCTTGTATTCGGCGCTGCCGGGGCCGCGGGTAAGCCGTTCTGCGTGAGCAGCACCGTGCCGCTCGCGGGGCCGCCGAGACCCCAACCACTGATGAGGTAGGTACCGTGGGTCCATCCAGAACCGCTCGTGATGACAAGCGTGCGCCCTATATCCGACTGCTGGAACTGGTAACTGTTGCTGCCGACAAACCATCCCGGCGAAAGGGTGTAGAGGTCTGTGTAGGCCTGCGCGCCGAGGACTTCGATACCCGTGCCCCCGATCGAGCTCGCCGTTCCCCAGGCCAGCGCCGCGATGGCTGAGCCTCCTACCACACTGGTGATTACCTGCGACTGAATAGTAAACCCGGTGCCCGACTGAATCTCCATCGTCGCGCCCACGTCGCTGGGGCCGAATGGGGCGAGGCCGATGAGTCCGTTGCCCGTGGCGTCGATCTGCAGGCCGACCATGGGAATCGAGAAATTCACCGGTACCGCGCCCGAGCCGCTATCCACCCAGAGGAAGCCGCCGTTGATGATCATCAACTGGCTGCCGCTGGCGTTGGGAAAGATCAAAGCCGGCTGATATTCTGGATTGGCGAGGGTGGCAAACGGCGTATAGAGGGCGTTGCCGACCGATCCGTGGTCCGAAGAACTGCCGTCCGCGAAGACTTCGTAAAGATGCGAGGGGAGAATCCCCGCCACGGCGAACAGGCGATCCTGCCCGACCCACACCGCCAGTACGTTCGATAGCGGCAAGGTGCCGAGCAGCGTGAGGCCGGGGGTGCCCTTCGCACGGCCGACGTTTCGACCGGCTTTCGACTCGATCACCTCCTGGAAGAGATTAACCGCGGTCTGGCTGTCGCTATTCACCGAATCCAGAGAATATGCACCTGCACTGAAGAATGGAATTCGCATGCTATCCTGTAGTCGCTATCCGGATTCGGGGGTGGTGTGGCGGAGTGCTTTAACGCTGAAACTCGGCAGGCCACCGGGTGGGCCGAGATCACCCTATATCCGAGGGCCCGTGGGTTGGAATCCCACTGCCTTACCGAGTCCGGATGGCTATCCCGCCTGTAACGCTTGCTTGCCGGGGCTTTGCGGCATCGGCTGATCGGGCGGCGGATCGCTGCCGAAGATCCGGGAATTCGCCAGCGCGATATCGGACTTGCTCTCTTGCGCCTTCTGCATCAAACTCTGTGTCACCGGCTTCCCGTATTGCTCACAAAGGTCCACGGCCAGATTCAACGTCAGCCCGCGGGCATATCCCGGCGCCAGGGTGATCTGAGTCGTATTGAGGTCCGGCCACTGGGTCAACGGGGCGAAATAGAATAAGTGCAAAGTGCCAGTCGCGATCGGCCACCAGAAGATATTCGAATTCGGTAAAGCGTAGTCGCAGAACATCTTAGTGGCGAACTTCCCGGATCTGGAGTTGTCTACGATCTCGGACCACTGCGCGGGAGACAGGATCTCGACGGGGGCTTGCAAGGTCCCAGAATCACAGTATGCGGCTGTTATCTTCGATGGCCGGTATCCCAGGCTGTACGGCTGGGCGGCGCCGTTCAGGTTGACTTGCCCTTCGGTGATCTGCATGATGAGCAGCCCGAGGGCTGCCCACTGGTCGACCAGCTTATTGAGTGAGATCAATCCGTCGGCGAGTTCGGCACCGTTCAGGGTTTCGCCGGAGGCTATGGCCTGGATGCTGCGGG